ATGAACATCATCAAACAGATATTGATTCAGGATCTTGAACGGATCAATCTTAAAGAACATCGTGACGGTAAAGTGCACTTCAACAGTATTTTTATTCGCCACCATCCATACCTATGCCTGGCGATGATTATCGCTTATGCTTCTCTTGCTGCACTCATGTGGTATACACCCTATTTCGGTGTATGGTCTCTTATCGCATTTTCCATAGCTTTTGTTGCTATGGCGGCTGTTCTGCTATTTGATATCAAGCCTGTTTACCATTTTGAAGATATTGGGGTACTCGATCTACGTGTATGTTATAACGGTGAATGGTTCGTCAATGAACCAATATCTAAAGCAGCCATCAATAAAATACTCGCTCATCCTCAAGTACCTGATGAAATCAAAAATGACATCCGACACATTATGAAGAAGAAACATGTTATTTGTTTCTATGATGTGTTTATACTCACTTTTTCAGAACAGTCTCCTTACTCTCAATCTATGGCAATGGTAAATAAAGGTGCATAAACTCAATAAATTAGCTTACTAATGACACGACATGCTTGCATAGCAAGCAAACAGTAAAAAAATAATATTTTTGCGTTGACACTATTTAAGTTCATCGCTAATATCCGCTCCGTTCTCAGGAACAACCCAATTCCTCCATAGTTCAGTCGGTAGAACGGCGGACTGTTAATCCGTATGTCGCTGGTTCGAGTCCAGCTGGAGGAGCCAGATTAAGACAGTTGCGCAAGTTTTATCATGCGTGATGTCAAAATTGAGCTAAATCATTTAGCCCAGAACAATTAAAAAGGCTTCCCACAACGGGGAAGCCTTTTTTTATTCTTGAATATATTCAAATTATGACTACCTTATCGTTGAATGTAGCGCGCCGCGTGAATTGAAAAAACGTTTCATTTAAATCGCGAAAAATTATATTACGATGTTTTTATCAAAACACGCGGTATATTTAGATTATTTTAACATCGTGCGCCAGGGCTATTCAGACAGGGATTTGATTGATATTCCGGTTGGCAGGTCTATCTCTGTTCGTGTCCAGATGCCTGAAAACTCTATTTGGAACCAACAACAGAAAAAATTAGCTGAGGCACAATAAGAAAAGGGGCTATGTGCCCCTGATGATCACTCTGGCGCTTTAGGCCAATCAATATCTGGTGCTGCCGATACGTCAATATCCGTGAGTTTCACGCTGTAAATTTCCCACTCACGCAACGAGGTGATGTCCTGCTCCGTTGCCATTTCCAGTCTCTGTTTCCGTTCCAGCAGGACAATTTGTCGCTCTGCGTCATGCAGTAATGTTTGACGCTGATTTTCTGCCTGTTGAACCGCATGCTGATGCAGCGCCGTTTTGTCTGTTATCCACTGTTGACCGTCCCATTGGTCAAAAGCCGTACCGGGCGCGTGCAGGGTATATTCAGGCTTTAGTTCCCCGATATAGTTAATCACCGTTTCCTGTTGTGTCTCCGTGTGATAGGCGATTTTACCGCGATAGTCGGGGATATGTACCCATGACTGCCCATCCGGGGCGCGAATAACGGCGGTATTTTCTGAATCCGGTAACTCAGGCGCATCCCGATATGCATCCGCCACCACGGAAAAACCCACAGGCACACTGTCATAGGACACCCCCAGAAACTCCCGAGTTTGAGCATGACAAATGTAAACTGTTACCCAGCCTGCTACCGCCGCCAAGCCCTTTTCATCAAATTCTGCTAATTGAATGTTGGTTGTATAGTTAGCCATTAGAATGCCCTAGTAATATAAATCACTGATTTGTTAACCGGTCTGTTTTCGTTTGCCGTAGGAACCACCCGCGAGGCATCAAATGAGTATGAAACGGAATCCCCTCCACTGCCTGCCTGGCGCCCAAATTTGGTCACTGCTACATCAAATGCACCATTACCATAGTTATTGGTTAATCCTGATTCTGTTGTGGGTGTGCCGAATCTCCCTGTGATATTCCGTATCGCATCCCCCTGAATCGTTCCCAACTCGCGTCCGGGATCATATCCCCGGCTCCCTGTCACATCACTGTAATCCAGTCCACGCTTAAACAATCCTCGGTCATCGGGTATCCTCCCTGTCGGAAAAATGGTTAATAACTCAGCGTACCTGGATTTATCAAACTCCCGGCCATCGTTTATCAGGAACCCGGGCGGTATGGGGACTCTGGATTGCCATTCAAGGGTGGCACCAATGGGGACGCTCACTATTCGCTGTTGGGCAACACTGTGATTGCTATTTAAAAACCGGGTATGCAAGGTTGCGCCAGAATCAATCCAGATCTGCCCGGTATTACCACCAATACCCACACTGACGCCCCTTGCCCATTCTGTTGTTTTTCCACATGAAAAGGGGCCATGGTAGTTATCATCGGGAAGGTTTTCCTGATAAGTTCCACGCGGATAGGCGTGCACATCGTCCGCACTCAGTGTGATATCCCCCATCAGCGATTTGCTGTTAATTTTCCGGCTATTGGGGACGGCACTTTCTGCCCGCTCGACGGTTTTCACTAAACCGAGGTTTTTCACAAACTCAGTGGGGTTGGGGATATCGGCCCCATTCGCCTGTTTGGACAACCAGCCATCTGATACAATTTTTTTGATTGCAGCAGACAGTTGATTCAATTTGCCCTTATCCGGCGTTACCCCCGCTTCCTTCAGCACATTCAGCAATTCCGCCTGAACCTGGTTAAACCATTCCTGGCCGGGGTAACTGGCACTTAATCCCGCGCCGCCTTCAGTAAACCAGAGAGGCGTAGAATTATTCGTTGGGGTGATGGCAGGCATCACATTGATACCTGACGGGTTATCGAGTCCGAACATTGTTATTCCTCACTCATGAATAAAAACAAATTCAGTTTCGGCGGGCGCGTAACGCTCCAGCAGGCATTCCAGATCGGCGGCGTCAGCAATGCGTAAGCGCTGCTGGCAGTTATCCAGTACGGTGGCAAAATGTGTCGTTCTGTCGGCAACGTGGACGAACACGCGAAACCAGTTAGTAGCACACCTTCAGCGGTGTTACCTGTGCGGCCTGTCTCAATGGCAGTGACTGAAACCGGGTTATCACCTGCGACGGCATGAACATCATCAATGGATTCAAACACCACGCCATCAGGGCGCTGCCAGCGGGTGCCTCCGGGGATGAGTGTTTCCGCCGAAACGGTCACGGTTAAAGTGCCGCGGGCGTTCGTGGCGGTTTTACGCCAGACACCCCAGAATTCGCAGTGTTCCAGCAGCTTGTCATCATCGGCAAGATGCGGAACCACCTGACGGCTGGTCCAGGCTACGTGGTCATGCAGTCCGGCCGCGTTGCCGGCGTTGGCATACGCGATGGCATGAGTTGTTCGAAATGCCGTCCGGGCATAGGTGCCCGGCAACCGGCTTTCAATGTCGGCCTGGTTTCGGGCTATCAGTGTTGAAAGTGTGGGGGCTTTATACGGCATTTAAATCCTGCTTAACGCTGTTTTAAACGACATGGGCAGTATGCTGCCATCAAATAACGTCATAATCACCGTCAATAGCAAGACGCCCGATTGAGGCGCAGTCGCGGTGACATCGATTTTTTTTACGTGACCATCATCAATCAGCCAGGCCAGCGCTTCATCGGCGTAAGCTTTGGCCCGGTGCAGAACGGCAGACAGTTGCTTTTCGCGGGCGAGCAGCCACAGCCGGCTGCCAATAGAACGGGTGTTAAAGGTATCGCCCCACCAACCGCGCCTGTCTGTGCCTGCCCCTGCCGGGAGTTCGTCAGAATCCAGTGCCCGGCGGTCAGTGAATAATGAAATGATGACCGTCGTGCTTAAAGAGTTATCCAGCAAAATATCAGCATGATCAATGACGATATCTGCGCCGTTGACTTGCCATTGTAAGGCGATATCATTCATTGCATTCATCGGGGTTTACTCGTACTGTATCCGTCGTGTTCCTGGTGAGTATGGTCTTTACCACTCGTCTGGCCTGACAGATGATCTTTCGCCTGGCTGACGCCGACTATATCCACATTGCCCGTAAAGCGGGTTTGTGGCGTGTCAAACACAATGCCGTCTTCGGCGACCACTTCCAGCCGCTGGCAGTGGATACGGATCATCCCGTTCTCTGTCAGCAACACATGATGCCCTTCCAGATGATAGACCGCGCTGTCACCGCTCTTTAGGTTCTTCAGACGGCAACTGCGATTATCCACCGCGATGGCAACCAGATGCTGGCGAACGCCGCCCACCGATAACACAATCGCTTCACTGCCCGCCGGCGGGACGCTGGTCTGCCCGTAGTTCTGAAAGCGTTCGACATCATCGGCGGTTTCTTCAGCCAGCAAGGACACCTGAATATTTTGTTGCTTCAGGGCATCATTAACAACGTTCACTACGCCACGTGATATCAGCAGCCGGATACGGCGGGAGAGACTGGCGGTAAACTTGTTGAACTGCGCGATCATGGTTTCCACCTCACATCCTGAACTTTCTTTTCCGGGTCGGCGGGTTCGGTAAATCCCTCGCGGGGCATCAGTTCCAGCCGCGTTATCGTACCGTTATCGCTGTCCAGCAGATAATTAACGGCAACGATCAACAGCGGTTCATCGGAAAACCCGGCCTGAATCGCTTGCAGCCGTACCATTTCATTGGGTTGCCAGAGCTGGCCGGAGGGTTTAAACCAGCCCGTGATCCCGACCGTGGCGTGAGTGGCGTGCGCCATTGCGCGCTTTTGCTCCCACGCGGCGCGGGCAGTGCCTCTGGCTTTGGTCATGTTGTCATCGGCCAGAAATATCGTCGGGCGGTAACGGGTGATCGCCGGATCGCGCGCGTCCATATAAATGGCCGTGGACTGTACCGGGGTTTGGGTTTCACCCCAGCGGCCCCCTGCCGCCGAAGCGCCTTTGACACGATAAAGGCTAAACCGCTCCTGCCAGGACAATGACGTATCCAGGGTTTTGATTTTGATACCGGCATGCTGGACATTGCCCAGCACCAGGATAGCCACGGACTGATTGCCTGCGGTGGTAAAAACCAGCTCACCGGCGGCATTGCTGGTCATGATTACCCCCCGGTGCCGGGCGGCGCGGGACAGGTTATCAAAGACGGTTTCACCGGGTTCGATTTGCCACTGGCGAAACGCGGTTGCGGCCGCGGCATCCTTAACCAGCCAGCGAACGGTGACCCCGAACGGCTGGCACAGGTCTTTAGCGATGGCCGCCAGACTGACATTCCGCCACTGGCCTTTGCCATGGATGGCGGCACAATCCACCAGATCGCCGGTTTTGTCCCGGCCAGATAACGTAATCGTGCGCTCATCAGCGTTGATACCGACGTCAACCGCATCGACATAGCCCGTGACCACCTGCTGGCCGTTAATCGCCAGCTGGCAGGCATGACCGGGTTTGAGTACCAGGGGTGAGTCAGTGTTCTTGACCGTGATGCCCAGACTGAACTGACCGGACATCTCTTCCAGACTGCGGGTGACATCCAGTGTTTTCCAGCCGGAATAGATTTTATTGCCCAAAATCAACTCAATGGTATTAGCCATGGATCACCTCAACCGCCAGCCCACCGGGGACGAACGCGGGATGACGCAGACCATTGCGGCGGATAAACCGGTTAATCTGCGCGACACTGCCGGTTTCCCGGTATAACGTCACCAGTGCGGGTTCTGTCCCCCTCACCTGAACAACGCGCGCTGTGGGTAAGGCGCTGGCCGTCACCTGCATCTGTTGCAGCAACACCAGACGAAAATGACGTAACTGGTCTGAGGTGCGGAACCAGCCTAAATCGCCGGTTTCCACAATCAGGCGCATCAGGGTGTCATCCAGTTCAAGACGGGTCTGGCGGACATCCCCCAGGGTTTCGATCAAGGGAATGGTGTCGATAGCCACTGAACCCGCCAGCGCATCAGATGGTGATGGCGGGGCCTGACTGGATACCGGGGCGGTCAGACCGGGTGCAACAGGTTGCGGTGTATCAAGCGGCATGACGTTGTGCTGATACGCCGCCTGTGTCAGTGCGGGTGCCAGTTGTTGCCCCCGAGCTGATGCCGAAGCCGCATTCAGGCTTAAGATGGCTAACTCTTTTGCAATAAAAATCCCCGTGGTGATATTTACCACTTGCTGAAGTCTGGCGACCGCAGGCACATGGGATCGAAATTGTGACTGAATGCCGCTGGCGGTTTTGCGCAATGTCCGGTCAGCCACGTCAGGGGTGGCCACGTCGGCCATGCCGGAAATCAGGTCGCTGAGACTGCCAAACAACTGCTCAGGGGCATTGATGAGATTCGTCAGGGCACCTTTTAACCCCAACGCCGCGCCCAATAACTGATTCATGCCTGAATTGGCAGGCAGGCTGCGGATACCATTAACAATGGTACTGACGGTATTTTCAATTGCGTTCAGGCGTTCCGTGGCCTGATTAACGGCACGGGTGAAGGTCTGCCAGTTCGCCGTGATATCGGCCAGGGTGCTGTCGGTGAGCACTTTGCTGTCCAGTTCCGGCCGCTGTGAGACGAGGGGTGCGGTATGACTGGCGGCCGGCACGCAGGTTACGGAAAACCAGGCAACCCCGCCTGTGTAACAGGATTCACGGACGGTGTAGGTTTCAATCTGCACGGACTGCTTGCCGTAATAGGGATGATCCATTTCCCCCGGTTCGGCTTTTTCCAGGGCGGCAATCAGGGCATCACGCTGATCAAAATAGCGGTCACCAAAAACCACCGCGGTAAAGGCATACTCCCGCGTGGTCAGTCCCATGTCTTCGGTTTCGCCATCATCCCGCAACGGGTATTCATGACGCACGACACGACGGCCACCGGAAACAGTGGCATCATCAATGATGTAGAAAGGTACATTGCGAAACGTGCCTTTCCCGGTGCCGATACGGCTGCGCCAGGAGGTATCGTTGAACAGCGTCATCAACTGGTCAAACTGCAT